CCAGGCCAACCTCACGAATGGCTTTGCCCCCGCCGCGAACAACACGGCGCCATCGATTGAGATTGGAGACGGCGAGACATTCACACCAGGCACACGTGGCTCGCCGCGCTGGGCGCCACTTGCCGCCAGGACGCTAAAAAACAAAGAATCGATCAGAAAGTACCGCCGCGTCTGGGCACACCATATCGACCCTGACATGCGCCTAGCCACTGCTCTAGGCCCCGCCCTGCGACGCCTGGCCGCCATCAAGCCGAAACTGGAAAAGGTGACATCGAAGAGCCGGGTCATCCGTGTCGGCGGCCGCAACCCAGAACTCAAGGTCGAGTACGCCATGAGCTTCGTCATGGGGAGCGCCGGCGGCGACCCGGCGTTATTCAAGATCGTGATGCGCAACTTCGTTACCGGCCGCTGGCACATGCTTGAGGCCGGCGAGCGCCCCACTGGCGGCTTCCGCAGCGCTAGAAAAGGCAAGCTGCCGCAGCCGGGCGCCGTGCTGTACCCAGAGGACCTGCGGCCTATGCTGGGCCCGGCAGCCGCTATCATGGGCCGAGTGTTCAGGGCCAAGTTGCGTGCACGTCTGAAGTCGTAGAGAATTGGGGTCGCTTTATAGCCACACCACACATTCCTTCCCGAGGTGACTACCATGCTGGGCTCCCCGCAAACCGAAAAGTTCGAGATCGGCACTGCCGAGGTGCGGGTCGGCCCGCTTACCGCGGCGATGAAACTCACCCAGGCCCACTCCATCGGCCTCCTCGACAAAGTCATGGTCGAGGCCACCGTTGAAACCGCGCAGCTCGAGGGCATGTTCCCCCGGCGCCGCGTTGCTGAGGCCGTGATCCGCGAGAACCTGACGGTTACCGCGACTGCCCGCGAATACAGCCGCCGCAACCTTCGCCTGGCCCTTGGCTTCGGCGTTGAAGCTGCTCCCCCGACTGACCTGGTTCAGGCCATCACCGCGGTTACCGCGCCGGTTGCCTTGACCGACGGCGGCAAGGTCACCGTAGCGGCTTCTGCCGGCTTCGTTGACGGCCTGGTCGTTGCCCTCTTCCCCAACAACGCGCCCGAGAAGGTCGTGCTGTCCAAAGTACAGGGCGCCCCGGCGTTGAACGTCATCACCCTGGACGTCGACTTCCCGATCACTGCCGACATCCTGGCCACTGGCTGCACGATCATGGCGGCTCGCGAAGTCGCCCTGGGCGGCGTCCACGGCATCTCCTACTTCACCCTCCAGGTGCTGCAGCAGGAGTTCTCGACCGGCCGTCCGAAAGTGTTCGTGGTCTGGAAGGCGTCGATGTCCGGCGGCTTGAAGTGGGACAACAACGCCACGGACTTCGCGGCCACCGACCTGACCTTCAGCGCGATCGTGCCGGCTGAGTCCGACATCGGCGCTGGCGGTGACCTCGAGCACATCGCCGGGTTCGTCAACGACTACCCGTACGGCATGTTCCTGCAGGGCGGCGATTCCTGATCCCGCTCAACCGCGCTACGATGACGGCAGCCCAGGGCTGCCGTTTTCGTTTCTATGACAAGCACATTCCTTAAAGCACATCGCCGGCGCGGGCCGGTTGTTTCGTTCCTGGTGCTGGAGATCCTGAAGGAGATCCAGGACCAGGTCGAACCCGCGTCTTCTGCTGCTGAGCAGTGCGACATGATCATTGCGGCGTTCGCAGAAGCCGGCACTGAGATCAGCCTGGAGGCGGCTATTTCCGTGCTGCAGCGGCTGGAAGCTCCGGCGCCGACAGAAAAGGCTGAGCAGGCTGAGGTGAAGATCGGGAAGACGATGGCGGAATACCTTGGCGGGCTCGACCTGGCCCAGCTGTGCCTTCTGGCTTCCCGCCACAGTTTTGATGAAGCCAGGCATCTGTACACTGAAGTAGATTTTGAGGACGCCCAGTTTGTAGTCGCAGAAAAAACCAGGCAGGAAATGGTCGCGTTCTTCAGTCTGCAAGAGGCCATTGCTGTTGGCTTTGGTGGCGTTGAAGAAGGCGATAAGCCGGCGGCAAAGAAGATGACTGGCAACGCAGTCGCAGCCGCGAGCGTGACTTCGCTTAATGGCAAGCTAGGGATACTTCGCGGGATCAACAGGTAAGAGGCAGCTATGGCCGGTCCAGACGATAGAATTGACTTGGATATGTTCATCGATGTGCACGGCAAGCCCGGCACGGTGAACCTGGAAAACGTCGTCAAGGCGCTGGTCAACGACCTGAAGAATCTGCGTGTTCCTGTTACGCAGATAACGCCAGACCTCGCTGTACACCTCGACAAGAACGCCATCAAAGGCAGCTTCGCTCGGCAACTCGAAGCCACGCTGAAGGAGTTCGAGAGCATTTCCGAGAAGGCTGTAGCCAGCGGGAAGTCGCAGGGTATAGACGGCGGTGCCATCACCGCGAAGTTGGAAAAGGCTCGGCGCGGCCTGCGGGCTGCATTGACCTTGGTGACCCAGCGCGGCATCGAGGAAGCGTTTTCAGAAACAAACAAAGTGATGCTCGCCGTCTCGAAGCAAAAGCTGGCGCGCGGGGAGCAGTTGACGCCTGACGAAAAGGCCAACGTCGCGCGCCTGCAAAAGGCATCAAAGCTGCTGTCAAAGCAGGTGCAGCAGGTCACCGGCATTCTCAGTTCTGTGGGCACAGAAGGCGCCACGTTCGCCCTTCCGCTGTCTGACCTGGCTACCAGCCTGTCATCTGATACGGCGGCTATTTCCACCCGCATGCGCGAACTTGAGTCGCGCATGAAGCAGTGGAACACAGCGCAGCAGAAAGCTGACAAGTACATCCGCGACGTCAACAAGAAGCAGTACCTGACGCGCCAGCGTTTGATGGAAGCTGACGCCCACTACGAAAACCGCGACCGCGATGCCAAGGCCAGGGATGACCAGGCTGAGCAAGAGCGGCGCATGCGGCAGTGGACGTCCGCGCAGCTCAAAGCCAATGCCTACATCCGCGATGTCGACCGCAAGCAGGCTGACGCTCGCGCTCGCGCTGACGTAAACCAGGCCTACGAAGAAAACCGCCGCATTGACCGCGACGCCAGGCTGCGCCAGCTGCACGGGCAGTTCTCGCCGCTTCTGCAGCGCGCTCGCCAGCATGGTCTTGGCTCTCTGTCTGGCACAGAGCGTGAGCTGCTGGCGCAGGACACTTCCGAGTTCAACCGGCTTGCAAAGCAAACCGGTAGCCGCGGCCTGCAAATTGCTGGGGCTTCGGTTACGGCGATCCGCCGCGAGCTTGGCGTCGCGATGTCGGAGATGAACCGCGTCTATGCGGCAGCAGAGGCAGAGGCCAGAAAGCGGGCCAAACACGACGCTGAGCACATCGCCAGGCAGCAAGAGATTCTTCGGCTGACCAACGCCATCACGCAAGCGGCTCAGCAGGGCAACGCCGCCGATGCCCGCGATGCGAAGCACCTCGCCAACCTGCTGCGCCAGAACGTGCGGCACTTCCAGCGTTACGGCTCCGAAACTGATCTGGCCGATGCCCAGGTTCGCCTGGACGCTGTGAATAACCCGGAAGCTGCTGTGCGCGCGGTGCTGCGTCAGCAGAGTGTCGCGCACGGCGAGCGCGTACTAGACGCTGTAGGAGGCATGGGGAATGTCACAGACGTGCACCGTGACCACGCTCCGCACGTTCGCGCATATCTGCAGGATCAGCAGATGCGCCTCGGCACCCAGCTGGAAGCAGCGGCTCCCAACTCCCAGGCCGCTGACGGTCTTCGTCGCCAGATCGAAGGCGTCGACCACGCCATGCGCCAGCTCGATGTCAGCACGCAGCGCACGAACGGCGTTGTTGCGCAATTCTTCCGCTACGCCATCGCGTACGGCGGCCTGTGGCAGGCCCTGGCAGCGGTAAAAGGGTTGGCTACCGGCGTCACAGATTTCGAGAAATCACTCGTCTCCATCAAGTCGGTAAGCGGCGCCACAGCTACTGAGATGACGACGGTGACGGCGGCTATCACGTCGATCGCCAAGTCGTCTCGCTACGCCCTGCCTGAAGTCACAGAAGCGGCGAAGATTCTGGCGCAGGCCGGTGTTGCGGTTAAGGACATGCCAGGCGCGCTGCAGAACGTGCTGAACCTTGCTTCAGCTGTTGAAGCGCCGATGGCAGTTGTCGCCGACTTGATGACCTCGATGCGCGAGATCTTCAGCACAGAGAGCGATACCAGCCTGGCCAACCAGCTCGCTTCTGCGGTGAACATCTCGAAGCTGACAGCTGAGGGCCTGCAAACGATCATCGGCCTGTCGGCCAACGTCGCGCAGTCGATGCAGATCAGCAGCGAGCAGTATCTCGCCGCTGTTGCGACACTGAAAAACGCGGGCTTGAAAGATTCGACAGTCGCCACCGGCCTTCGCCAGTTGCTCCTCGAGCTGAACGCGCCTGACGCCAAATTGATAAAGGCGTTCCAGCAGCGCTATTCGGCTGTGGGAGAGAAGATGACGAACTCCCAGGTTCGCGACAAGATGTTCGACATGTTCCAGGGACCTGGCGGTCTGATGAAGGCCCTGACCGAACTGGAACGCCTGGGCTACAACGGCGAAGGCCGGCAGACGTTTGCCCGCGCTTTCGACATCCGTTCACAGAACGCTCTCGAAGCCCTTATCCGCGAGAAGAGCAAGCTCAGCGGAAACGAGATCTCAATCGGCTTTAGCCAGGCCTCGGTTATTGGCAGCCAGCAGCAAATGCAGACGCTGACCGCTGGCATCACTGAGTTGAAAAACTCTTTCATTCTGTTTGGCGACAGCGTCGGCAAAGACGCCATCCCGCCACTGCTTGAGTTCATCGACACGATGACCAAGGCCGTTAATGGCCTTACATCGCTCAATGAAAAAATGCGCGCTGAAACGGGCATAGGAGCGGGCGGCCTGGCTGGCTCAACCGCAGCCGGGGCCGCTGCTGGCTTTGTGTTTACGGGCGGCTCGATCGCGCAACGTGGCATCGGGGCATTGAAAGGTGCTGGGTTTGGTGCCGCTGCTGGAGCAGCTGGCCTTGCCGGCGAGCAGCAGGACGAGGGCTCTTTCAGCAGCCAGGCACTGCAGGCGCTCGGCTACGGCCTAATGGCAGCACAGGCCGGGTCTCTGCTGAGTGGTGGCCTGCGTCGCAGTTCAGCAGCGCAGAGCTATGGCGGCTCAGCCGGGTGGGGCGGTCTGCAGATCCTGATGGACGTAGTGGCCGCGGTGAAGAACTTCGCCACTGGCGGCGCCATGGTTGCGCTGCGCACGGCGTTTATGGCGCTTGGCGGGTGGTGGACTATCGGCGTCGGCGCGATCATCGGCCTTGTTGCTATGTTCAAGGACTTCTCTAAAACAGCTGAAGAGAAGACCACGCTGGTAAAGCGCCAAGTTGAGTCCGCAACCCGCGCGTCTATTGAGAGCGCTGCTGAGTATGCAAAGCAGAAAACCAGCATCACCGACCTGAGCGTTGACAGCCGCGGCACCGCAACAGGCATGGCAAAGCAGTACCAGGATGTTGCGGCCAGGCGAGCGTTCATTGAGGAGCAGGTTTCGGCAGTTGCTGGCGGTGCGGCTGAGCGCGAGATGGACACGCTGGCCGCCATCAGCGCAGGTGGCGGCGTCAGGTCTGCCGCAACGCGCGACATGATTAGAAAATTGAAAGAGCGTGTCACAGCGTTTAACGACATCAGCGAGTCAAAGTTGTCTGAGCTGGCTGCCATGGCTGAAGAGGCACAAGCGGCCCCGAAGGCGATGATTGAAAGCCTATCGAAGACGTATCAGCAGCTTCGTGAGATGAACAAAGACGACCTGACCGCCGGCCAGGCTGGGTTCATCGCCGCCTACGAAGAGCTTGGAAAAGCGCAATACGGGTTTACTGGGACTTCTCGCCAGCAGATGCAGCAGATCGCTGATTTTTTCAGGCTGGCAGAGGACCGGGCTAAACAAACTGAAAAAGGAAAAGAGGCGTACAAGAAAGCTCTCGACGACATAGGCGAGTCAAGAAAGGCCATTGATACCGCCGCGAAAACCGGAAACTTTCAGGAAATTATCAACGCCATAAACGGGTGGGAAGCCGCCATGGGCGCGCTTGGCCTGACAACTCTGTCTGGGCTGCGTGAGGTAATCGCGAAAGCCAGAGCTTCTGAGGCCTCCCTCCGTGGGAAGGCCAAGGGCGCTGCTATAAGCCCTGAAGCTGAGAAGCGCCTTAACGAAGCCGCCGACAGACAAAAGCAGACAGGAGACGCCGCCCAGAAGGTTCTCGACGAGCGCCTTACCTCTGCCGCTGGAGTGAACTCTGACGTTAGAAAACAGGTTGTGGGGGCGCTAGCGCAGTACAACGACAACGTCGCCTACTTCGGCGGGCCGGAGGCGTTCGCCAAGAAGTTTGGCGGGCAAGAGGGCTACAAAGTTACTCAGCAGCTTTCTGCTTCAGGTGAAGCCATAGCAGGCAGCGGCAACGAGGCGATGCGGAGAATGCTGGCCAGCGCTGACGGCAGTGTAACTACTGAAGGCGTTGGCGCTATCAATGCCAAGCATCTGATCGCCACGATGGAGGGGCTTAACGAGTTCGTTTCTACCGAGCGAAACCGTCTTGAGGAAGAGAAGAAAGCGAAAGCCGAATCAGAGGACGCCTACGCTCGCCTTGTCGCTGAGACAAAGTACGACGCAAAGATGACCGGCACGCAAGCTAAAATATCCAAGGCCAACACCGTTGGCGAACTGCGCGACGTTCTTGGAGAAGATGGCACGCCAAGTGAGTTTGCTTTGCAGCGCTCCCTTGTCAGGTCTAAGTACGGTGCGATGAATGAAAACAACGACTACTACAAGAGCTTGGTAAGTGGGGACTTCAGGCACGACCCTACGAAGTTGGCGTACGAAAAACTTGACGAGAAAACCCTCAAGGACCTTAACGACAGGGACAAAGAACTCGCTCGCATTGCTGCTGACGAAACTGACAAGCGCCTGAAGCTGAAGCTCGAAACATTGAAGGACGAGAAGAAGCAGCTTGAGGCCAATTTGGCGATTGAGAACGCAAGGCTGGCTACCGCCATTAAGACCGGCGCCCCGCACGATGTGATCCTGTCAGCGCTGCACGATCAGGAAGCGGCGAGTCTTGCTGTTGGTGAAAAGGCGGCTGAGATAACCCAAGCGGAGACAAACAGCGCTGAGGCTGCGAAGGAAACTCTCGCCACCTACAAGGAGCAGAACCTTACGCTGCAGCAGCGCATCGATAAGATTGGCGAGGCGATAAAGGCATCAGCCGCCCTGGCGAATGAAGCGGTGCAGCGCGCGCCATGGGAAGCGCTTGGCATGACGAAAGGGCAGTACGCGAGCCGGCAAGGCGGGGGGCATGTTGAGTCCTTTGACGAGCGCCGTCGTCAGCAGGCCAGGGTGGCCTCCGTGCTTGGCGGATCACTGCAGGAGAACTACGGCCTGCTCGCCGCCAGCAGGTCAGATCTCGCCAAGGCAAAAGCCGCGATGCTTGGCGCCCCCGGCGATAAAAAACTGCAGGACGACTACCGAGCCGCCACGGTCGCTGTTGAGGGGTACACGCGGGCCATCGACGAGCAGGAAGCGGCCCTGGCGAACCTGCATACCGAGCAGGAAAAGAACACGCTGCGCGGCATGTTCGAGTACAGCACCGGCATTGGCGAGAGCGGCGCGAAGGGGCGCATGGCCGATCTCGGCAACGCCCAGCTGGCCAACGCCTGGGCAGAAGGCGGTGACAAACTGCGCGGTGGAATTGTGTCGTCGATCGATGCGATCGGCGAGGCGTTCGTGCGCGCGAAGCTGAACGGCGAGAGCTTCAAGGACGCCTTCAAGGGCATCATCAACGGGGTAGCCGTGGATCTCGCCAGCTTCTTCGCCAAGAAGGCCGTGTGGTGGTTCCTGATGTCGTTCCTGGGCGGCTTCGGGGGCATGGGGTCAGGCACGTCTGGTTCGCCGAACTTCATCGGCCCACCGTCGCCGTTCGGCAACGCTCGCGGCGGCGTCATGCGCTTCAGCAACGGCGGCATGATCCGCGGCCCTGGCACCGGCACCAGCGACTCCATCCCGGGCCTGCTGGTCGATGGCAACCGCCGGCAGCCGCTGCTGCTCAGCAACGGCGAGTCCGTGCTGACAGCCCGGGCTACCCGGATGCTGGGCTCTGACACCATCACGGCGATCAACCGTGGCGCAGTCAGGGCGCAGTCCCTGCGTTACCAGCAGGCCGGCGCGAAGGTGGCCCAGACTTCCACCTCGACCACTCAGAACAACCTGGAGATCCACGTACCGGTGAACATCGAGAGCGGCGCTGGCCAGTCCGACATCAACGCGGTGGTTGCGCAGCAGCTGGGTGACAAGGTCAAAATGAAGGTCCGTGAGACCATGATTGAGGAGGCCCGCCCCGGCGGCCTTCTGTACCGGAGGTAAGCCATGCCCCTTGACCTGCCCTACCAGCCCGACGATGCCTACGACGTCAGCCACAAGCCGCGTACCCGCCGGCTGCAGTTTGGCGACGGCGAGGAGCAGCGCGCGCCGATGGGCCTGAACCATAACCTCGGCACGTGGAGTGTTTCGTTTGTCGAGAAGCCGGGGTACACCATCAAGGTGATCTACGATTTCCTGATGGCCAGGAAGGGCGTTGAGCCCTTCTATTTCCGGCCGGCAGACGTGCCCCTCAGCGAGCCGAAGAAGCTCGTGGTCTGCGAGGAGTGGAACAAGAAGTACCTGCACGCTGCCGCTGTGCAATCGCTGAGCTGCACGTTCAGGGAGGTGGTACGGTGACCGCCACGCCGCTGCGCGAGGAGCTTGACGCCCCGTTCCAGTCGACCCTGGTCGAGCTCTACGAGCTCGACATGAAGCCGCTGATCTCCGGCCTGCAGTTCAAGAGCGGCCGGCTGTACGACCCTATCCGGTTCGACCCTGACAGCGGGCAGCAGATCGTCTCCCCAGGCACCACGCCGGCCGGTGTCAGCGCGCTGCGTGAGCTGGATCCTGACTACCCGGCTGACATCGACGGGCCCTACAAGTTCACGCAGCCCAGCTCAGCGACGCCGCTCGATGCGCTGCGTTACCTGCGGTTCTGCAACGACCGCAACGAGAAGGGCGAGCCGGTGGTGTTCGCCCGGAAGAAGTACCTGCCCTACCCGATCAAGGTCGAGGGATTCGCCGTCACTGGCGCCGGCAAGCTGCCCAGGCCGACCATGACGCTCGCCAACGTCACCGGCGTGCTCACGGCGCTGTCAGGCAGCTACGACGATCTCTTGGGCGCCAGGCTGCGCCGCGTGCGGACGTTTGCCAGGTTCCTCGACGCGGTGAACTTCAACGCCGGCAACCCTGAAGCCGACCCCAACAGCCGGCTGCCGGACGAGATCTGGGTTGTTGACCGGAAGGTCACTGAGAACCGCATGTACGTCCAGTTCGAGCTGGCCTCGATGCTGGACCTGGAAGGCGTTCAGGTGCCGCGCCGGAAGATCGTGGCCAACAGCTGCACCTGGCGGTACCGGTCAGAGGAATGCGGCTACGCCAAGCTGCCGGGCGACGCCGGGTTCGTTCCGTACGGCACCGACGACTTGCCGGTGCCCAACTACGCCGCGCTGCCGCGCGACGAGCAGGGCAGGCTGGACATCTGCGGGCACCGCGTGGCCTCCTGCAAGCTGCGCTTTGGCGCCAGCGCCGTGCTGCCCTATGGCGGCTTCCCGGGCGCCAACCTGTACAGCCGGTGACCCATGGAACTGACCCTTGAAGTCCGCACAGCCATCCAGGCCCATGCCGAACTCGAGTACCCGAACGAGTGCTGCGGCCTGGTCGTGCATGACGGCCAGCGCCTGCGATACGTGCCTGGCCGCAACCTGTCCACCACCCCGGCAGACCAGTTCCGCCTGGACCCCCGCAGCTGGTTGGAAGCGGAGAAGGTAGGCGCCGTCCGCGCCGTAGCGCATAGCCACCCTGACGGCGGCTTCGCGCCGTCCACGGCAGACCGCGCGGCCATCGACGGCGGGTTCGTGCCGTGGGTGGTGTTCAGCTGGCCAGAGGGCAAGTTCTCCGTCACCTACCCGTCTTCGCGTGGCGCCCCCTACACCGGTCGCCAGTTCATCCACGGCAGCCAGGATTGCTTCACGCTGCTGCGCGATTACTACCGCCGCGAGCTGGGGGTCAGCCTGCCCGAGGTGTGGCACGGCTACGAGTGGTGGCAAGAAGGTGGCAACCTGTATCTTGACCATGCTGCCACTGCCGGGTTCCAACAGGTAAACTCGCTGCAGACCCACGACGTGGTGCTGATGCGGGTAGCCGCAAGGGTGCCAAACCACGTCGGTATTTACGTTGGCGACGGCAGGATTCTTCATCACCTGGCGAACCAGCTTTCCCGGCACGACACCTACGGCGGCATCTGGCAGAGAGCGACCCATGGATTCTACCGGTACGTTGGACCTCGTTGAGGTCCGTCTGCATGGCCACCTCGGCGAGCGATTCGGCAAGTCGTTCGAGATTGCTGTCCGCAATCCGGCGGAAGCGCTGCGTGCCCTTGCCGCCAACCTTCCCGGGTTCGGGCCGGCCTTCCAAGAGGCGCCTTACTACAGCGTCCTGGTAAACGGCGAAGCCATCCAGTTCGAGGAGATCGCCTGCCACCGCGGCACGGCCGTGATCGATTTCGTGCCCAGCGCCGGCGGCGGGAAAAGCGAAGTCGGCAGCATCCTGTTGTTTGCTGCCGCCATGTTCCTGACCGCCGGCCTGGCTGGCGGCATGGTAGCGGGCGCCGGCTTGTTCTCGTTCAGCACGCTAGGCTTTGCCGGCGGCGTGTGGGGCATTCTGGGCGCCGGCCTGTTCAACGTCGGCATGGCCGCGCTGTTCATGGGCATCGGCATGGCCACCGCCGGCAGCGACGACGCCAACGAGGCAGAGAGCGATCCGAACAGGCCGAGCCGTCTGTTCAACGGTGCCGTGAACACGACGGCCAACGGTCGCCCGGTGCCGCTGTGCTACGGGGAACTGGGTGTAGGCTCGCACGTCATCAGCGGCGGCTTCTACACCGAGGACAGCATGACGTGAGCATCAGCGGCCGCAAGACAGACCCCAACAAGCAGCCTCGCCCGTACGAGGCAACTGACACGCTGCGCAGCGTGCAGATCGCGCGCATCATCGACCTCGTCAGCGAAGGCCCGATTGAGGGCCTTATTGCTGGCCGCAAGTCTGTCTTCTTTGACGACATCCCGCTGGAAAACGAAGACGGCAGCCTGAACTTCGAGGGCGCCACGATCGAGACGCGCCCCGGCACCAAGGACCAGACTGTTCTCGGAAACTTCAACTTCGTTGAGCGACAGTTCGAGGTCGGCATCGAGGTGAAGCAGGGCGACGAACCGTCTCGCGTTATCTACGACGAGAACGTCGACATCGTGGTGTTCCGCGTCGGCGTGAATGGCCTGTCATTCCGCGACCCCAACGACAACCTGGTCGGCACGAGCGTTGACCTGCAGCTGTTTGTTCGCGACGCCACCGGCACGCTTTACCCGGCGGTGCCTGTCACGATCAGCGGCAAGGCCAGCTCGCATTACGCCAAGGACATTGCGGTTCGCCTGCAGGGCCCGGCGCCGTGGAAGATCTCGGTCAAGCGCATCACCGACGACTACACAGCGACATCGGATCGCCGCCTGACAAACGTGACGACGTGGGATTCCTACGTCGAGCGCCTTGAAGAAAAGATGAATTACCCGTACTCGGCGCTGACAGCGCTGACGGTGGATTCGCGCCACTTCACTTCGATTCCGACGCGGCGCTACGACATCCGTGGCCGCAAAATCCGCGTGCCACACAACCGCGAGCCGGATCTCAAGCGCGGCATCACGTGGGACGAAAACCGCGCGCAGTACAGCGGTTTCTTCAACGGCACGTTCAAGGCTGAAGAAGAGTGGTCGCGCAACCCGGCGTGGTGCCTGTACGACCTGGTGAACAACACGCGCTATGGGCTTGGCCAGTTCTTCAACCCGGCGGCGCTGCCGGGCGAGGCACTTCCGCCTGTGGATCTCGGCTCGCCGTACATGGACAAGTGGGCCACCTACGAAGTTGGCCGGTATTGTGACGAGATGTTGCCGGACGGCAAAGGCGGCTACGAGCCGCGCTTCGCGCTGAACTGCTACATGCAGAACCAGAGCGACGCCTACTCGCTGATCTCGCAGTTGACCAGTGTGTTTCGCGGCATGCTGCTGTGGGCGAACAGCGGCGCCATCTTGACCAGCGACAGGCCGCACGACGCCATCTACATTTTCACCAACGCCAACGTCGTTGACGGCCAGTTTTCTTATTCAGGATCGAGCCGCCGCAGCCGCCTGACGGCTGTCTACGTGGCGTGGAACGACCCGAAGAACGGCTACCGCCGCGCAGTCGAGTACGTCGAGGACGCCGACGGCATGGCGCGTTACGGCGTCAACACGACTGAGATCACGGCGTTCGGCTGCACCAGCCAAGGCCAGGCGCGCCGCGCCGGCTTGTGGGCGATCTACACCAGCGTGTACGAGACCGAGCAGATCACGTTCTCCACCGGCACGCAGGCGGCAACACTGCTGCCCGGCCAGGTGATCAAGATTCAAGACGACCACCGCATCGGCCTGCGCTGGGGCGGCTTCATCCGTGAAGCCGGCAACACGCTGGTGCAGGGCGTCACGACGCCGTACATCGACGTCGACAGCCCGGTGGATCTGCAGCCCGGGCAATACAAGCTCTACTACACGGCCGAGCCTGATTCCTACCTGCACACGGTTCCTGGCGGGTCCGAGATTCGTCTCGAAGCCGGCGCTACTGACGGCGGTTACCACGTTGTGCAGACCGGTGAACCGCGCGTGCATTCCACCGACGTGACGGTGTCGTCGGCAGGCGCCTACACGCGGTTCTACCTCGGCGCGACGTACGCCGGTGAGCTGCCCAAGGCCGGTAGCGTGTGGAACCTGTCGCAGCCGCTCGTTGTTGAGCCGCTGACCTGCCGCGTGCTCAATGTCTCTGACGACGGTGAAGGCAAGTTCCAGGTCACCGCCATCGAGCATTACCCCGGCAAGTTCGACGCCATCGAGAAAGGTCTGCGCATCGAGGACGACGTGCAGGCGCCGACGATACGCCCGCTTGTTCCGCGAGCCGTTGCGCTATCCAGCGTCACGCACGTTGAGACGCTGTACGTCGAGAACCAGGTGGTGAAGTCCTCCCTGCTGGTCTCCTGGGTAGGCCCCAGCGATGCAACTGCCTTCCGCATTCGCTACCGCTACAACGGCTTGGCGTACACCAGCGGTGGCGCTCACATCGCGTCCGGCAACGGCACTTGGGCAGACTTCGGCACGATCAACGAACCCACGCTCAGCCTGATGGACACGCGCGTCGGTTTCTACGACATCGAGATCGCAGCAATCAACGTGTTTGGTTTGCAGAACTCGTCGCCGACGGTTTACTCCGTCGAAGTGCTTGGCAAAGCCGCTCCGCCTTCCGACGTGGAATCAGCATCGATCAAGGCCGAGATCGTCTCAGGCGGCATCGCCATTTCGTGGAAGGGTGTCACCGATCTCGACCTCGCTTACTACGTCGTCAAAGCCATACCGCAGGACCGCGGTGAGTTCTTTGGCCGCGAAGAAGTTGTGGCTGAATCGCTCGGCACGTCCGCTCTCTACGCCACCGCATACGGCAAGGGAACTTCGTTCCAGATTTCCATCTGGGCGGTAGACACCAGCGGCGTTCAGTCGCTGCACGCCGGTGTGAAGATCATCAGCTTCTCGCCACCTGGCATCGTTGAAAACTTCACGGTTAACGCGAACCAGAGCTATCTCGACTTTTACTGGAAGCCGGTGCCTGGCGCCGTGCAGTACCAGCTCCGCGCCGGCGAGTTCTGGGAGTCCGCTGAAAAGATCGCTGACGTGCCTGCATCGCAGCACACTTTCGAGTGGGGCCGCACCGGGCCGAAGACGTTCTGGGTTCGCGCCTATGACGCGCTCGGTAACCCTTCTCGCCAGCCGACCAGCGAAAGCATCAACGTGGCGAAGCTGCCTTCGCGTAACGTCGTTCTGACCTACAACGAGCAGCCGACCTTTTCCGGCCACAAGCACAACATGACCGTGGTTGGTGTTGACCTGCAGATATCCACCAACAAAACGTACGGTGAGTATTACCACCCGCACGCGATTGCTTCATCGCACGACGTCATTGTGTCCATCGACAACGAGATCCTGGCGACGTTCGAGAGCGGCCTCACATGGGCTGACTTCGACTACCCGTGGAACGACTCGCGCGCCGACCAGACCTGGACCAAGGTCGGAGAGGTATCGCAGGTCGAGGTTGAGCACTATGTCGCCGTGAATGCGGCTGACGACCCGGCCATCACGTGGCTGTGGTCGTTCACATCCACCTCCGGCACCGCAGCCGACATTGGCACGGCCACGCCGACTGTGGTGGGCACGCCGGCCTACGACGTCGGGCTATTCAGCGACGGCTTGCTGGCCACCAGCGGGCTGTCACTGGTGCAGGACACCGGCGCGCTGCCGGCCGAGTTCACGGCCTATTGGACCTACAAGGTCAAGGCGTCCGACCGCGGCCGCCGGATCATGCGGATCGAGGGGGCCGGCACCTTCTGGAACCTGGTCTATGACAATGCCCGGCTGCTGTTCCTGCTGCAGTGCAGCGACGGCATCACGATCCCGCTGTCGCACCGCGTGGAGTTCGACGGCACTGTCGAGAGCCTGACCACCACCATGCAGGCGATCGGCTTCCCGTACCAGCAGTTCGGCGTGTTCAGCACCACCCTCGAGGCCGACGTCACGGCCTGGCTGACCCGCATCGGCACTGAGATAACCCCCGGGCAGCCGGCCTGGAAGGACTACACGACGGCCGACTTCTGGAACGAGATCGAGGTGTTCCTGGCCCTGCTGTCAGCGGCCGCGCCGACGCTCGCCAGCCGCGACAGTACGCAGTATCTTGACCTGGCCGACTTCTGTTCGAGGAAAATGGTGGAGGCTGGTGTCAGTTTCGCCCTGGCGGAAGACGACCTGGTGTTCTTTGCGGTGTCACAGTTCGTTGAGACGAAGATCATTGCTGGCGAGACGGTGAATACCGACAAGCGCTCGATCTTCGTCAGGAAGCACGGCGACGAGACCTACCTGTACGGCGAGGTCACGGCGTCACCCATGTTGTTCAACAAGTTCGTAATCCAGTGAGGCTGCCATGCAACGTATCGTTCTGCTTTTCATCACCCTGTTCGCGGTCTTCGCACAGGCCCTCGGGCACGCTGTCGGCGTAAAAGAACCCTTCGGCATGAAGTGCCTGTGGGTGTTCACGCTGATCGACGGCGACGGCAACGTGAAGAGCCGGCAGCGCTGCAACCTGATTGTCGACGACGGGTTCGACGCTCTGCTGATGGCTATGTTTTCTGTCGGTGTCGGCACGCGACCTGACCGGTTCAACTTCATGGCCATCGGCGGCGGTAATACGGCTCCGGCAGCCAACCAGAACGCTCTGGTTGCGGAGTTCACCAGTATTCCGTCTATCGATTTTTACCAGCGACAAGCCACAGCGATTACATTCACGCCGGGCTCAAAGACGGTGACGGTTTCATCTTCGTTCGGGCCAGGTGTCGGCATCGGCAACGTCGTAGAGGCTGGCCTTTTCAATGACGCCTCTGCGGGCACCATGTTCAACCGCGTACTGATTGGCGCCTTCAACAAAGGCGCGCTCGACACCCTCAATGTTGATGTCGTGGTAAGCGTGCTGTGACCGTTTTCTCTGCCGTCGTAACTGAAGACCCGCTGACTTTCACCGACGTATCGGCGAAGTCAGCCACGCGGGCAAAGACTGACAGCTTCGGCGTTGCCGATGCTGCTGGCCGTCTGCAGGCTTCGGTTGCGCGCGCAGAGATGGCCACGGTGTCAGAGGCCTGGGAAAGAGTGGGTTTCTACGTGCGGGCTTTTGCCGAATCGGTTGGCCTCACTGAAACGCTTCTCGGCCTGGAAGTGACGGCACGCCGCCTGGAATCCATCAAGGTTCTCGACTTGCTTGTCGGCGCTGCCGAAGCCGTTATCAGCTATCTGACCGTGCTCAACAAAGGCAGCCGTGAAGAAGACATGCTGAAGCTGTTCGATCACGGCCCGCTGGGCTTCTCCAGGTTCCGTCGGTTCTACCCAGGCACCTTGAAGTTCAGCTCCATGCTTGTTCGCACAGTTCTGCGCACCCGCGACAAAAATACCGTGCCGCGCATTCAGGCGCTCACCACCACGATCGACGTCGCCGACAAGCGACAGCAAGGCAGCGCCAGCGTTCTTCTCGGCGAATCCGACGGCACGCTCAGCGACGGCAAAACGATCACGTTTTCTGCTCCGTTTTATTCGCCGCCTGAAGTGGTTGTGATGTGGAAAGGCGGGTCTGGCCCGAACCAGGGCCGCGCCGAGCTGGTGCCCGGCAGCACGACAGCCACTGAGTTCCGCGTGAAGGTGTTCGACGTCGTCACCAACGCGCCGATTGCCGGCGACATCACCTACGCCGTACTGGGGTACTGACATGACAGAGATCACCCACATCCAGCCCACTGACCGCATCAGTCAGGGGCCGTCCCAGATCAAGGACATCATTCTCAAGGTCATCACGAACTGCGCGGGCAATGTGTTCCCCACGCAGGACAACGCTGTTGGCCGCCTGGCTTTCATCACCGCTGACGGCGACCCGCAGTACGCGAACTGGATCTGCGCTTACCGCGGCCTGAATCCTGACCTGTCGCCGAACTGGCAAAAGCTGCTGAAGATCGACAGCCCGCCGCCGACGGCGGCCGACTTCGTTGCGCTCGCCAACGCGAAGCAGGCGACCATCACCGGGGCTGCCTCCACCATCACCGCGAACAACCTCGCTGCAGACTCCGTCGTCGTCACCAACGCCGCTGGAAAAATCATCGCCGTCGACATACGGGCGGCCGAGTTGTTTGCCCTCAACGACATCCGCACGGATGTCACGGTGCAGGCGCAACTTAACGGCAAGCAGCCGAACATCGTCGCCAGCACTGCTGATCCTGTTGACACGAACTACCCTGAAAACACTGTCTGGCTGGTGTACGTGCCGTGAGCATCTCAGTCCTTAAAGGCGGCGCCTGGAAACCATTCCGTTACCTTGTAAAAAAGAGCGGCGCCTTCCGTGAAATACTTCGCGCCTGGGTGATGGTTGACGGCCAGTGGCGCCTGGTGCCGCTGACTGCGTTTACGCTGACCGTCCCAAACACGAATAACTACAGCGTGCGCGATGCTTTCGTCGCGAAGTACAAAGCGGCGCCACCTTCCGGCGCAGAGATTGAAGTGACGGTGCCCGCCGGCGTCACCGTGCTTGGCCGCGCGCCTACCTACGGCGTGAAGGCGCCGCCTGCCATTTCCTTTGAGGGCATCCCGCTTAACTGCAAGTGCAAGTTGATCGTCAACGGCCTGGTCATGGGCGGCGCCGGCGCCGGCGGCAAAGTTGACGACCCGTTTCCTGCCGAGCCAACTAAGAACGTCCCTGCCCTTACCCTTCCCGTTGATAACGGCAGTGTTGGGCTGGCGGCCACGAAACGCGCATGGCGCGCGGCTAACCCTGACCCGAGTCTGGTTACAGGGAAGTTCGTCACTGACCGGTACGGCAGTTTCGCGCAAGCGATAAAGTTCAACCCGAACATAAAATACGTAGGGACGCAGGCCGCTGAAGGATCGCCCGGCGGCGATGCCGTGTTTTCTGATGTTGAACTGGAAGTTCAGGTCGGCCCATCTGGCGCGATTCTTGGCGGCGGCGGCGGCGGCGCTGGCATTGGCCACGCCTATACAAAGCTGTACCACAGCCCGATATCGTATTATTTCACTGAGCCGACAAACCTTCCATTTGGCGTCGTCACAGGCGTGATGGCCTACATGGGCAACACCGGCGACCCGACACAGCCGGGCCGCGTATCGCGTCTGGCGGCCGGCCAGTCTGCCCAAGACTGGGACGACCCCTGGTATGACAGTCAGGGCTGTAAGTTTGTTTCGCACACGCTTTTTCACGGCATACCCGGCGCCCCTGGCAGCGGGGCTGCGCCGCTCGACGCGCCAACTATTCAGTCAGGCGAGACGCAGGCCGCGTACAAATCTCGCGTTAAGGCATACCTTGGCGACGTCACCCATGCCGTTAGCGACGCTGTCACTTCTTTCACGCCGCAGATGGGTGCGGCGGCGCCAGGCATCGCGAATGCTTACAAGCCGGAAACGCTGCGGCTGGCGTTCATCGCCAACTGCCCAAACCTGAGCGGCAGAACCAACTTTCCCGGCAAGGCAATCTACACGGGCATGCCTGATCACGCCCCAACAGACACTGACTACGCCCTTGTCCACATCGGCCGCATCTCAGGGGTTTTGTCGACGCCGGTTTCTTACTTAATAAACTCCATCGCGCAGTGCAAAACTTACGGCGGGGAGCAGAACCATAGCCTGTACACCATGTCAGGCACGCTCTGGGGCAGCACTTACGCCGCTGTTGAAAATAGCTTTGGCGGCTACGGCATCGGCGGGCCCAACCCGATGACGGCCGTTGGTGACACAGCGTTCATCTCCAGGGGTCTGCGTATTTATGCAGGCGCCGGCGGCGCGTACGGCCAGCCTGGCGGCACCGTGGCTGGGCAGGTTTACAGTTACGACCAGGTGCTGAATGGTCTGACAAAAGCCAGCTACACCGCTAAGGGCGCTATCAACCAAAACTACTGGGACCCCAAGGACATCTCTCGGCCTGGCGTGGGCGTCCGTGCAGCGATTATTAACGATGCTGTCTACAGCATGGTCACGATGAACCTGGATTCCAGCGCCCTCACCGTGTGGGACAGAATCGAAGATCTTCGGGGTTACCTGGTCAACACCGTTCCGGTTACAGACTCAAACGCAATAGGCGGGTCAGTTTCGCCGAATACCCTGATGCCGAACATCACAGTACCCGCGCACGTCGGAACCCACGCGGCCAGGGTGTTTAGGGACAGTTACTACTACTGGGACAATGCCTACAACAATACGTCGTACCGCCATTTCCACGCGGCCTACAACAACCTTGACTCCTTCGTTGTCAGCTTCACAGCGTCGCTGAAGAAATCGCCAGGCACATTCCCTGACCGGAGCCTGCTCGCCGCTGCGGCAACTGATTTCGATTTTTCAGCCACGCCGAACTACAAGTTGTACGACACGGTGTTTGGCGTCCCCTATGGCTGCTACGCCGGGTTTCCGGTACAGGCCTGCCAGATTGGCTTGCCGGGCGCGGCTGGCAATGCAGTGCGTGGCGCCGGCACGTTTACGTTGACCGTAACCCCCGGCGGCCAGGTCACCGGCGATCTCGGCGTCTAGCGTCGGCTTCGCAGTCTTTGTCGCAGTAAAGCTGCCCGGGGCCAACAGGCTCCCGGCAGTTGTAGCAGACGCCGATGGCCGGCATGGCCTGTCGCATGGCGGCGGCCGCGGCCCGCTGCCTGGCTAATGCCAGCTGCAGGTTGAAGTCCTGATCTTCCACTGAGCGGTCTACGTCATCTGGCACGGCTGTTACCTCTGTTGGTTGGCGGCCCCCTATGCCTATAATCGCCGCCATCAGATGTCAACCGGAGACCGGCCATGCCGACCCCGCTGAGCCGCTACCTGACCGTCGAGAAGTTCACGAAGTCCGATACCGCCAAGCGTAACGGAATCCCGAATAATATCGACCCGAAGCACATGGAAAACGCCAAGTCCACCGCGGCCTGGTACGACTTCATCTGCGACAAGCTCGATCGCATGGTCGATCTCAACGGCGCGTACCGGTCGAAGCTGCTGAACTCGGCGATCCCGAACGCATCGGCGACCTCCTACCACTGCTTCGCGCTGGCCATGGATCTCGACGACGACCTGTCGCCGCCGCACGAGCAGGTGAGTGACTACGACCTGGCGGTCGCCATTGCCGCTATCCCGGACCTGCCCTACGACAAGGTCATCCTCGAGTACGGCTGGGTCCACGTGCAGTTCGCCAAGCCGGGCGAGAAGCCGCGGCGCCAGACGTTCACGATCAAGGGACCCGGCAAGCCGGCCATCCCTGGGTTGGTCAAATGAACGGCCCCCTCGCCTGGCTGGCATGGACCGGCACGCCGCTTCTCTGGGACCGCTTCATCGAGCTGGTGAAGTGGCTGGGCCTGTTCGCCATGGACCCCGACAAGGGCACGCCGTCCACCAAGAACGGCATCATGCTGATGGGGATGACGACGCTGTGCCTGGCCGCGCTGTGGATCGTGGTGCGCGCTCCCTATGTGCCCGGCTACATGGCAATCATCGTCGAGGTCCTGCTGGTCGTTGCCACGGCATCCGGCCTGACCTACGCCGTAACCAAGGGCGCCGACATCCACGCCAAGGTCAAGATGTCGAAGAACCCGCCGCCTTCAGGAGATGCTTCCAATGCCGGCGATCCGCCATAAGAAAGGCGACACCTTCGAGCACAGCGGCGAGCTGACCAGCAACGGCACGCCGCAGGACGCCACCGGCTGGGTCGTTGCGGCCCAGCTGCGCACGAAGACGATGCCGCGCCTGGTGTCGACCCTGACCTGCGTCTGGATAGACGCCGCGCTCGGCCTGCTCAACGTCAGCGCCCCGGCAGCAGAAACTGCCACCTGGCCGTCCGGCATCCTGCTGCTCGATTTCCAGTACACGCTGCCCGGCGGCCGCGTCGTCAGCACCGGCACCGTTGAGGTCGAGGTCATCGACGAGGTAACGCAGTGACCGAGACCTACAGCCTTACCCTGCGCCAGGCCGCTGCCGCGAATGTCGCGGTCGAGCCCGTTGCCGGGCTCGGGCTGCTGCTCACCCTGCGGCCGGTCAACGTGGCCAACTCGACAGCGATGGGCAACGCTGAAGAGATCGTGCTGGCTCTTGGCGCCCTGTGGATTGGCCCGCCAGGGCCGAAGGGCGACCAGGGTGACCCCGGCATCAACGGTGCCGGCTACCAGCACACGCAGGCCGTGGCTTCGGCCATGTGGACCGTGAACCACAACCTGGGGTTCTTCCCGGCCACTACGGTGTACAGCACCGGCGGTGTCGAGGTGGAAGCCGAGGTGCTGAATGCCTCTGTAAACCAAGTCCTGATATATTTCGTCGCACCTTACGCGGGCACGGCCCGCTGTATCTAACCGGAGAAGACCATGGCCAAGTACATACTGAGTGACTTCGATTTTGGCAGCGCCGCCAGGATCCTGAACCTGCCGCAGTCGACGGCAAACGGGCAGCCCGTTACCCACGAGCAGCTGCTCGCCGCCATCGAAGGCATGGCGTGGAAGGACAGCGTGCGCGTCGCCACGACCGCCAACGTCAACCTGGCCTCGCCTGGCGCCACGGTCGACGGCATCACCATGGTCGCCGGCGACCGCGTACTGGTGAAGGCGCAGACGCTGCCGGAAGCCAATGGCATCTACGTGTGGAACGGCGCTGCCGTCGCCATGACGCGCGCCGCCGACGCCAACAGCGCTGACGAAGTCGAGCAGGCTACCGTCATCGTCGAGGAAGGCACCAACGCCGGCACGGCCTGGCGCCAGACTGCCGTCAACGTGACGTTGGGCACCACCGCCCTGACCTTCGTGCAGTTCGGCGCCACGGTACCGCCGGCTTCCACCAGCACGGCCGGTACGGTTGTCCTGGCCACGCAGTCCGAAGTGAACACCGGCACCGACACCACCAAGGTCGTGACCTGCGAAACGCTGGCCGGCTCGGTGTGGGCGAAGAAGAAAGTCGGGGCGAACTTCGGTGACGGCTCGGCCACGCAGTACGACATCACGCACAACCTGAACACCTACGACGTCACCTTCGACATCTTCCGCAACAGCGGCGCCCGCGACTCCGTGCTGTGCGACGTGTCGCGTCCCGACGTCAACACGCTGCGCCTGAACTTCGCGGTGGCACCGACGACGAACCAGTTCAGGATCGTGGTCATCGCGTAATGCAGTATCTCGGCACGAAGACAGGCCCCAACGACGTCGCGGTCCAGGCCTTCCTGCCTGGGCCGCGCGCCGTGCTTTTGGCTGACGTCGTGGGTGCCGTGAACTCGACGGCAGACGTGACGTTCGCTTCTCTCACCATCCCTGCCGGGTTTTCAGTGGCGGCAGGGATGACGTGG